CCCGGGTACCAATAGGCGTCGCATGGACGGTTATGGATCGTAAGGGACCTGTCGTAAAGGCAGTGGTCAAAAACGCCGGTGCTGCAGATATAGGGCTTCAATCCATATCTCTTGTACGTGTTGGTCAAGGTCTCCACAAGGTTTTCCCCCGTCCCGTTGTTCCCGCTCACCCAGGGTATCCGGCTTACCCGGAAACGCATGTCGGCTAGCCGGGCGTAAGGGACCGGCTGGCCGGAGGGGTCGAAGGCGGCGAAATGGCCGAGGGAGATGTACATGCGGGACCTCTCGCCGGAGCACATGCTATGGATGCGCCCTTGCTGGTAGGCGTGCCCGTTCGTGCAGAGGAACTGGTCCACGGTCTTGCGGGTCGTGGAGCGGCGCAGGGGGGACATGATCCCCTCCGGCCGGGTCGAGGCCGGACGGCCGTAAAGCAGCAGGTTCCTCACGCTCTCCAGTGTCCCGTTGTACTCCGGTTCCGGGAATCCCTCGGCCCCCTCGCCCATGACGGGGAGCTTGGAGTTCGATCCGAAATCCATGAGATCCCAAGACAGCTTGATATACCTGCATTGACAGGACCTGAAATCCAATGCCGCCCAAGCGTTGTACTCGATCCTGATCTCGCCGACACGCTCCCAGTCGTAGCCCATGTCCCTCATGCCGTAGACGGAGAATTTGTTCCGGGATGACGTATATACGAACATCTTGTCTATGACGTAGGCGGAGAACAGGTCTATGACGATGTCGAAAGGCGAGGTGTCCCGGCTGTACTTGTACTGGTACCAGAAGGTCGAGTAGCCCTTGTTCGTCATGTCCGGGTACCCGTCATCGAGGAAGACGTTCCTCTCGGTCTCGTCCACCATCCTGCCTACCGAGCAGACGGTCCCGTCCGTGTCGGTGAGATAATTCCTGAGCTGGGGGATGATGTTCCTTTCCGTCAGGTTGATACGGTAGGCCCTCGTCATGTCCTCGCTGCCGACCGTGCGGAAGTACACGGGATCCGAGGCCCCGGATATGTATTCCACCCCGAAATTCACCTTGATGGTTTTCAGGTATACGTAATACTCCCTGTTAGGGACGAGACCCGATATCGTCGTTCTCTGCAGCGTCCCGGGATTCTCGGGCGTCGGGATGGCCGGGACCTTGCGGAGTCCCGCCCACATTTTCGGGTCGTCGGCGTCCACGAGGTCGTTGGCGTATCGCATGTCGTATTCGGTTCCCCTGTCGTAGATGTTATTCGCGTAAGGGGCGGTCCATTGCACCGTGCAGGAGGAGCTGTCCGAGTAGACCACATGGAAGTCCTTGATCTTTTGCGGGCCGGGATAGGTCTTGTCCCCGATGATGGTGCTCGTGTGGATATAGATATATTCCCCGACACGGTTGTAATTCAGTATAGCTATCGTATCGCTATTGAGCGGCAGGTCTATGGTGCCTCTCATCGTGTTGCTCAGCACGATCTGCCGGAGGCCGCTCTGGTAGACCATGACCTTCCCGCATGATCCCTCCCTCGTGTTCTGTATCTCCAGGTTATATATGAGGGTGTCCTGTCCGAGCGCCACCTTGGCGTAAGGGGCCTTCAGGAAGTCGATGGCGATACGGCCGCCGGAGGGTGTCACCTCCCTGAATATCTCCGAGGTGAATACCTTGTCCACCTCCAGCTTGATCTCCTTGTATGCCGCGTCCTTCGGGTCCCATACGTACATCCCGTCACCGGCGATGAAGAAACCGTCCTGTCCGGTCCCCGTTGGATACGCCGCTCTCAGGGCCTCCAGGGAAGGGAAGCTGTCCAGCAACCTGTACTCAAGGTTATCCCCCTTGTCTCCCTTGTCACCCTTCAGGCCCATCAATTGCTCAAGGGTGAAGTCCTCGTACCGGAAAGCGTCCCCCCGGTCGCCTTTCTCCCCCTTGAGGCTCTCCAGCTCGACGATATCCTCCCATGACCCGGCGCCAACCTTCCATTGGAGGTGCTTCTCCGTACGCCGGAAGACCACCTTCAGCTCGGACAGGGCGAGCAGGTCCTTCCACTCTCCATTACCCAGTTTCCATTGTACGTGTGTCGTCGTCACGCGAAGATTGACCCGCAGCAAGGACAGGGGGGCCTCCACCACGTCATGTATCCCTCCCGGCATGCGAAGGGCCGGGAGGGAGTATACGCTATCGAGGGATGTCACCACCTCCAGGTCTCCGACCCCTGTCGATCCGGATTCCAGGGCCGACTTGATAATGGGTTTCAATATGGCGGCGAGCGCCTTGATGTCATCGGTTGAGTATGCCATTTCGTTATTCGATTGACTGGTTAGACAAATCCATGCGCTCACTTCCCCTTTTTAGCCGGAAGTCTCTTGGGCGTCAGCGCCTCGATCAGCGCGCGTCTCAGGGGCGCGGAGGCGCTGGACATGTCGAGGATCGACAGTATCTCCTTGGCGGTCTCCTCGCCGACCTCGGTCGGTCCGTCACTGAAATATATCTCCTTGCCAAAATCGGAGACGGCTATGTCACGGGCCGCCCCCCATACGAGGTTGCCCAGCTCCTTGCGGGTGTCAACGATGATGGGATCGCCCTCGATCGTCGCCTGTACCCTTAAATTCTTGAAATCCACTTTTGCCATGACTGTTAATTCTTTAATCGTTAGAAACCCCTGTTATGATCCCGTTCTCGACGGTAAGCCTCACGCTCTCCGAGCCCGCCTCGTCATAGAGGTCATCGATATCCGACAATACCTCGCCTATGACGGTCTCCATGGTCTTGAAATCATCCCCCGCGGAGAAATTATAACCGACCTGCCCCTTGCGTTGGTGGTTGATGGTAAGTACCTGCCTGCCCTCTCTCGTGACGGCGGCATATATGGAGCCAAGCCCCTTGCCGGGCTCGTACGCCCCGGAGTACCTTACCGTCTCCCCGCCGGGCAGGCTGCCTGTCACCTCCTTGGTGACCTTTGTCAAAATCGTTAGTTCCTTTCTCATGATCGTATGTTTTAAATGATGGTTCACTCGTTCTGGTAGCCGACGATGATGCCGCCGACCACTCTCAACCGTATTTTATCAAGGTCCACGTCCGTTCCGAAAGAGACTCCTTGGTGTCCCCGGCAGTAATAATCGCCGGATGACCACACGTTCCCGACGCTGCTTAGCGTGTCGCAATGGATATTCCCGTACCCGGAGGCCGTTATGGAGCTGCAGGATAACGCCCCGTCGATATAGACCTTTCCCCCGAATTGGGCGGCGCATCCGTTCGAGAAACCGATTATCGCTGCCCCGCTGATGATCAACGTGGTCCCGGGGGTCCCGGCCAAGGCGCTCCCTCCCCACACGAAATTTCCTATCTTGACGATATTCGAGGTGATGCTGTCTGCGTCTATCAGGCTGGCGTAGATCTTCCCGTTATGGTCGATGAGTACGCCGTTCAGGTCTATCTTGTTGCCCTTGATCGTGACCGTGCTGGCCGTCTGGTTGATCATGGAGACCACCGTGTCCCCGTTATAGTCCGTGGTCGACACCTTTTGCGTGATGCTCCTCGCGTTCACCTCAATCGAGGCGGAGAGATCGTTTCTGAGGCCGGAGAGATCCGAGCTAGTGGCGTACAGGTACAGGCTGTCATTGATCCCGTCTATCCGTAGGCCGAGGTCCGTGATCGTCTTGCTGTTGTTGTCCGTCTTCGTCACGTAGGCGGACAGGGTGCCGTTCGTGTTGTCGAGCGCCAACCCCATGTCCGTCACCGTGCCCTTTAGGCTATCCACCTTGTTGGCGTACATTCCCACACGCTCGTTCGTCTGCTCCAGCTTGGTTGACATCTCCACCCGGAAATCGTCCAGCGGCCGGCTCGTGAGCAGCAGGTTATAGATGAATACCTCACCGGTATGGGAGATGGTAAAATCACCCGTACCGTCCCATTCCCCGATAAACTCCTCCTGCGCGAAAGCGTCGGTGGGCGTCATCGCCTTGGTCTCGTACAGGTCCTGCCCGGGAAAACCGATGGTGAGCGTACCGGCGGTCTTGACCTTGCACATGAACGATATATAGAACGTGGGCCATTTCATGCTCCCGTCTGGCATCGCCACCAACCCTTCCGGCCTGCGTGACAGGTTGGCGTTCAATTGCCTGATCGTGGAGTTCTTTATGCGGAGGGCGAGCCTGTTCAACACCTGCACGATACCTGTGATCCGGTCTTTCTCCGAGTAAAGGGAGTCGTTCACCGGGATGTAACGCTCGCTGACGGTGAATAACGACACGTCATTGCCCGGCTCCCATCCGACGATATCCTCGGAGAAGGACGAGTTGGTGAGATAGTTGTCCTTCTCCGCTATCTCGTGCCGGATGGATGACATCTCGCTGGAGAGCTTGCCGTTCATCACTTGGAATAGCGTGCTGACATCCTCTCCCGTATCCGAGAGGATGAACTTCCCACGGGCGTAAAGGTTCTCCACGTACCCCCCGTCACCGTCCAACCTTCCGAAATAGGGCGTGACCAGACCGTTCAGGTTCCCGATACGTACCTTCACGCAATTCTCCGGGTCGGTCTTCATGCCACGGATCACGTCAAGGTAAGGCGTACCGAACTCGTCAATGGTCGTTATCTTGATTATGCCGCTGCGAGTGGAGTTATCCGGATTATCCACACGACACAATGTATCCCTCTTGGTTATCTGGGAGAGATCGCCCACGAAGTTCTCGAACGTCAACCAATCAAGGCGGTTCTCGCCGTCGTAAAGATTGCCTACCCCAACCGATACGACCTTCAGCTCGTATTGTTTCACCATCTGGTAATTGTTCTCCAGATTGGGATCACCCTGGAACTGTTGCACCATGAGGATATCACCCTTTCGGAACGGGTTATACAAACGCCCCCCGTCCGTGTCGAGGTAGATCCTGCCCGAGTTGGCGTCGTAATGGTCCACCTCCATCATCCCGGAGAAGATGCGGTTGTCATTCTCTCCCAGGAGCTGGGACACGATGAACTCGTAGACCCGTAACGTTCCCCGCACGGCGATATCGTCGATCTCCAGCTTGTATCTCGTCTCGTTTATCCCGGCGGCGTTGGTCCGGATATACGGGGCGAGCATCCAGCCCGTCCCGTTAGGGAACCCCGAGGCAAACATGGGCGAGGATAGGGAACCGGCGAACATGGAGTCATTCTTCACCCTCAGGTCCTTCAGCCACATCGTGCCGTCGGCGAATAGGCGGAACCCGTTCTCATGGCCGAAGCCGTTGGCGTCACGGTCTGAGTAGATGGAGGAGTCAAGGCCGGCAAGGATGATGTCCTTCTCGAACGTGATGTTGCCCGCCGCCGTATCGTCGATATCCTTACGCAGGTAACGGTCATCGAGGGCGGATATGGGTTTCAGTATCTCTTTCAAGGTTCTCAGGGCCGTGAACCCGTTCTCGTCGGATGGTTCCGTCAGGTCATCCAATTTTATATGGTAAAGGCCGTCACCGGTTCCCCCGGACCCGCCAGCCTCGTTGACGATGGCCCTCCATGTCTCTCCAAGTTCACTTATGATGCCGTTCCTTATCGTGTCATGTATTACACCAAAAGACGTAACGGATGCTTTCGGGTTATGCGGATCAAAGGCCGGGAATAATACCCCCTCGCCAAGCTCTTGCCGTGGGAGCTCAGCTAAGCGAGGGGGAAAAATAAAATCCGGCGAGGAGAGGTTTGGAACCGTTAGATTATCCGGAAGCTCTTTCTCGTTACGGATAAGGTTCAGGTACCTCGAGATCTCCGAGAGTCGGTACGTGAACGTATAGGAGCTCGGGAGATCGTTGGAGGTGTAGGTGGCGTCGCTCTCGGTGACGATTATTCTCCGGATCATGGACGCCTCGTATATATACTTGGCCCGGCTGGGAAAAAAATCCAGCAACCAACGGCGGGAGTAATCATCGAGGAATCCCGTGTTCTTTACGAACTTACGATCGGTCTCCACGTCATACTCGGACAGGTTCTCGCCCAGTTCCGCTATCAGGTGCCCATGCTCCGCCTGCAGACGGTTCACCCCATGGGCACGGAAGGTGTCCATACCTCCCAGACTGTTCTCGAAAAGGAACCATTGCTCGTCCTCGGAATGGATATCCGTGAATTTATAGAATTGCGATACGCTCAGTCTCGCTCCGCCGGCCTCGGCGTAAACCTCGAGATAGCTGGGGTACTTGTTCCCGAATAGCTTGGCTACGATTGCGTATTGGAGATTGAGTGTCACGCACTCGCCGGCGGTCATTCCCTTCAAGGAGGTCATGCTCGAAGATTTGTCCGGGAACGTGGCCTTGGCCTTCACCGTGCAGTCCGATATGGCGTAGTAGGTCAACCACTCCGGTGAGTAATAGGTCACCTCCTTGACCTTTGGCTGCCACGTGAGGAAGTGGGACTTCAACCAGTTTCCCGGCGTGTCCGCCAGATCCGCTATCCCGCACCGGATCGCCCGGAACGAGTGGGAGGTCCCGTCTATCGTGGCCGTGAAATCTGCGAATATGGTATTTTGGGAATAGATCTCTTGGGCCGTGTCCAAAGTATAGCTCAATTGGCTTTCCACCACCTCTCTCACGTCGATCGTGACCATCTTGTCCGGCCCGGGCTCGTAGCTTTGCTCGAGCAAGGTGGCCGTTCCTTTCTTCAAGATGAAAGAGACGGCCTCTTGTGCCCCCAATACAAATTTCCTCATGTTCCCGGACAGGCTCAGAGCGTCTGGTTTATCTATGATCGTTGCCATTTGCGATTATTTTACCCCCAAAAGTATGGCTGTCGGATGGTCCGATAAAGGACAGTTACCGGGTCACGGGCTCGAGCCACACGGTCAGGGTACCGTCCTCCGGATCGGTCGGCCCGGATGCGGAGCCACGGCTATAGAATTGCACGGGATAAGTGGCTTGATGGTATTTCCCGCCCTGCACGTATTGGTATGCGCTGGGCGGGGCGTAGTATATGGTCACGGGCTCCTCCTTGAACACCCATCTCCTTTTCACGCTGTCACTGGCGTTGGACCGGGAGTAGTTGACCTTCCATTTATATTTGGATACATGGGAGGCGAACCGCTCTGCCTCGGCCATGGCCGTGGATACCGGCTCGTAAAGCCTCGTGGTAAGGAACGTGGATTCCAAGGGTTCCCGGGAACCCGGGCTATATTGTATGGCGGAGGGAAGCAACTCCTGTCCCTCGATCGTCACCTTCCTGTACTCGGAGAGCGATACCTTTTGGATGTCACTGAGAAGCATGCTCGCTTTTATCTCGAGCAGAGAGTTCCGGAGCAGGGAATCGTAATTCCTCCAGAACCGTTCGAAAAGCCCGTCCGGGCCGTGGTAGGCGAGCGTATAGTTCCAGAGCTTGTTTCCATCCGCATCATGATTGAGGATCGTCCCGTAGTCCAGTTTCCCGGCATGGAATACGAACGCCGGCATGGGTTTCAACTCCTCGTTATCTTCCGCCTCGCCTACCACCTCAGACGTGGAGTCATTCACGGAATCCATGATGATGGAGGAGTTCAACGATCTTCCGGTCCCTATATAAATCCCGAGATGCGGGATGGCCCCGGCTCCTCCGCTGCCAAAAGCAGGTGTATGGACCATCGCCGGTAGCACGTCCGGGGATTCCTTGCTCTCCGTCTCCAGTGTCCCGCCGGCGTAATAATCCATCGTGACCAGACCGATCCGTTGCGTGACCGGCGTGATCCCCTTGTAACCTCTCCGGACAAACTCACCCGATATCTGGTTATACTCCACGTCCGGGTATTTCTTTAATAGGTCTACCAAGGTACTGAACTCCTCGTTCTCGTTCCCCGTGGCTCTTCCCGTCGTTGGCATCGGGCGCTCGCTCTCCTGTTTCTCTTCCGGCGGCGTGAGCCGGTCACAGGTAAGCTTTAACTGCTTGAAGCTCGAGGGATGGTTGACTGTGTATTTACCAGCTACGCAATCCGTGAGGTCGCAGGAGGGTGTCTCGTTCAGGTTCTCATCGAATAGCACGATACGGATGGTCTTGCGGGTCTCGTCCGGGATGAACTCGCAGCAGAATTTATATCGGTATACGTCCAGTATCGTCTTGATCATGCAGTCCGGGACGATCTGGGAGTATCGGATCTCACCCCTTACGATCGTATCGATCGTGTTGTTCAAAAAAACCATGTCCTTGAATGGGGTGGTGCGGGAAAAGAAGGAGTCCTCCAAGGTGTAGCCAAGATAGGCGAATATCTCCTCCAATAGATGCAATCCACGGATGAAGGGGGATATGTAGAATCCCGGAGCCAACCGGATCGTTTTCTCATCGACTACCTCCGTCCGCTCCACGTCGTTGTAAAGACGGGGATATCCGTCCGGTCCCGGATCACCGGTGGCGTTTAAAGAACCGGACTCTAGGATGGCCGGGAACAAGGCGAATCGGTCGTCATGTGTAATGAACAGGTTCCGGCAGAAGGATATCGCCTCGCTGACAGACGCGAACTTGAGAACCTTGTCCTCAAAGACCGTGGATAACGGTACATCCTTGATCTTCTCGTAGAACGCTCCGGTATTCAAGTAAAAACTGGTCTCGATCCCGCTCTTCCGGTTCGCCGACAGGATGGCTTGACGGCAGGGAATGGAGAATACCCCGTGTTGGATCATGGCGTTGATCCGCTGCGAGGCCTTGCTGATCCCGGCCATGTTATCCGGATAGATGAGTAGTTCCCTATTCCTGTCCGTGGGAGGGAGTGTTACCGGTAAGCTCTGCTCTCCGTAATCGTTAAAGAACGGGTTCATCCGGGATAAGGTCAATTGGATGTCTCCTAGGTCGTAAGCCTTGCCGGATTCGTGAATGATGTCCATCTTATTTGCCTCCTATCTTTTTGGATTTGTCCAATGTCTTCTGGGCGGCCTCGATATCGCTATAAACGATATAGGCCCTCATGCCTTTTGCTCTTAGTTCGGAAAATAGCATAAGTAGCTGTGTGAGTACTTTGAGTAATTCCGGATTATTACTTGAAACCATTACATTTTCTTCATCCGAGCGTCCATTGTATCCACCGTTGGCGAATCCGTTGACGGGAAGAGGATTTGTGCTTGTTCTTTGTCTTCGGATGGCATCCAAGGCTAGGATATGGTTCATGGAAACCGGATCTTGTAATTGCCATGCCGGTGTAACGTATTCTTCTCGATGTACGGGACCAGCCACTTCAAGTATACCACCGTTGCCGGTGAATCCTCCGTTGTACCAACCGGTGGAGTCTGATACAACCCGTTGTCCGGTTTGCGGCGTAGTGCTGTCATTAAGACCTGCATTTGCGGTAGATGTACTAGGTTTCTTGATAAGACCTTTCAAGGCACCGAAAGCGACGTTAATAAGTGCGATTTCACCTGCTGCTTTTGCCAATCCTAGAAAACCTAAGCTACCTATATCTTTAATGGTTCTTTCAGCGATAGCCATTACTGCAATCTGTCTTAATGTATCTAAGGTAAGAAGAAGAATATTATGCATAGCATCAGCAAATGTCGTTTCGGTATCTGTTAAAGCTTGACCTAATATCATTCCTGCTTCACTACCAAAATCTTTCATTATGTTGAATTGCTTTTTTTTCTTTTCTTCCTCTTCTTCTCTAGCCTTCTCTTTTTCGTCCATTTCCTTTTTAACGAATCCTTGTAACAACTCATTCAATTTGTCATAGTGTTCTTTTGTCTGTTTTTCCTTCTTTTTGTTGATGTCTTTTTCTTTTTGGAGATTTTCCAGATAGGCTTGATACCCTTTGTCTAATAATTTGATCTTATAATCTAGTATTAATTGCTCTATTTTCTTTCTTTCGTCACTGCCTATTTTATAGATAGCTAATTGTTTATTTAATTTTTCGAGTTCTAAAGCTTGAAGTTTTGTTTGATAATCATCATATAATCTTAGGCCCTCGGTATAATCTTGTGTCAATTTTAGTTTCTTGGTTGCGATATAACGATCAACCTCTTTCAGCTTTGCGTCTGTGATTTTTTTCTCTTGCTCCACTGACAGTCCCGGGGTTATATCCGTTTTTTTTATTTTAGGGGCAATAACTTCTACTTCTGGCAACTCGTTTGCAGGTTTTTTAGGCAGAAGAGGAGAGTATTTCTGAGATATCTTATCGAGGTTGGATGCTAATTGGTAAGTTTGTGTCATATAGCTCTGTAAACTTCCCCAGAAATCCTTATCGACCTTACCTCTGGCACCATAGTAGTAGTCAATGTAAGAGATGACATCATCATACGTTTTTGTCCATGAGCGTCCGTTCTTTATCCCTTCATCTGTTATACGTTTTACGTCTCGAAGCATAGCGTCGGTAACGAATTGCCCCAGATTTGATTTTTCCCTCATTTGATCCATCAAATCGATTTGTTTATTTAAGGCGGTGGTCGTTACATCCTCCTTCTCTTTCTGCATGGTTTTTAAAACTATGTTTTCATGCAACTTTTCATTAACTATTTCTAAAGCTTTTGCGATATCCTCGGTTGTACTTTGTTCTGTTAGTTGGTTTTCAAGATATTTTCCATATCGAGAATTGATCTCATCGATTAATTCTTTTCGTTGCTTTGTTCCGGCGTTGCTTCGTTGGAGAGCGTCAAATAGGGTATAAGCTTCTGCCCGTTCTGTGGAGATTTCCTTGTTCATCTCTTTTAAAGCCCGGGCACTTTTTGTTGAATTATCCCATATTTTGTAAATGCCTACAGCTAAAGCCGTAATTGCCACACCTGCCGCAATAATGGGATTGAGACCCAGAGTCACTAAGAAACTGCGCATAGCCATAGTCGCAGCTTTGATATTTCTAGCCTTGAGAGCTGATGCTGCCGCTAATGCATATTCTGCGGCTATGGAAGAACGGGTCGCAACTAAATGAGCTTTTTCTATAATTGTAGCTTTTAGAGTAGCTCCATTTGACGCAATCTTCCAGTAAGTGTTTAGCTTGATAGCGGCTGTATACAAAGTTAATGTCGATATTAAGGTAATAACCAGCCCTGTATTTTTACTGATCCAATCAGCCATCAGAACTAGTTTTTTAGTCCAGTTCACGGTTTGATTCATTACGCTGATAATGGATGGATTGATCTTCTCCATTAACTCAATGCCAAGATCGTTAAGTTTGTTTTTTGCTTGTTGCATTTTAGCCGTGGCGGATTGGCTTTTTATCGTGGCCTGCTCTAAAGCGACGGATGTGCCGGTTATGGCTTTCGTATAATATTCTACCTTATCCGCTTCATTGATAAGGACAGAGGCAACATTGTAACCTTCTTCCCCGAACATTTTTTTGATAGCGGTAGCGTCCATTTGTTTTTTGCGGAGATTTTCCAGAGCCGTACTTAGCCCGACTATTTTGGGGTTAGTCTCGTCAGCTCCTGTTTGCAGGGTAAGGAAAAACTTTTTGAGTCCGGTACCGGCGATCTCGTCCTTGATACCTTTCTCTCCCAGAGTCTCTATGGTTCCAACCAGTTGTTCGATCGGGATCTTTGCGGAAGCGGCTGCGACACCACTTGTCTTTATAGCCTTGGTTTGGCTCTCTACGGCTGCCGCACCGAATTTACTTCCGGCGGCAAGTACATTTACATATCGAGCGGCTTGATCAGCTCCATCCCCATATTGGTTTAATGCCAAGGTGACGGCATCTACCGCATCTGTAAGTTTCATGCCACTGGCAGAGGCGAGGATGAGCGTTTGCTCCGTCACTTCTGCTAAAGCCTCTTTATTTGCTAGCAATTCGGGTTTAGCGGAACCTACTAATTTATAAGCTTCCAGTATCTCATCAGCGGATTGGCGTATGCGGATACCTTCTTCGGTAACTGTAGTGGAAAGACGTTTTGCTTGATCTGTAAGCCACTCTATACTTTCATCATCTAGGCCTGTAAGAGCTTTTACATCGGCCTTGCTTTCTTCCAGTTTATTGCGGGCTTCACGGAATTTGTTGAAAGTAAGAGTAATACCCGTAATGGCTGCCACTGCGGTACCAATGATTCCCATATATTTATTTACGAAATCTGTGGCACGTCCCCAGACCGAGGCTTGGCAACCGATCTCTACACGCATCTCTTGTTGGGCTAGTGCGGTTTCTTTGGAGATGCGTTTCAGCATTTCTAACTTAGTGTTATATTCAGCGGTACCACGAGTTACTTTTTTCAGCTCCGTTGAAATTTTATTCTTTGTCTTTATTAAGTCATTATAAGTAGCTCCACTTAGGTTCTTCAATACTCTTTCCGTATCAGCGACCTCTTGCTTATACTTTTGCATCTTCTGGGTTTGGGCAGTCAACTCACGTTCTATTTTCTTTGCCGCCTTACTATTGCCTTCTCCGGCCGTCCGGAGATCAAGTAGCTTTTTCTCCAGTTCCCCGATTTTCGTCTCTAACTCCGATGCGCTAGTCATTGCGTCGGAGTTATCCAAGTATATCTTGATGCTCCTGTTTAAATCTCCTGCCATATCCTAATCTTTATCTATGAAAATTCGTGATGCGTCGATTTGCATATCGGCGGCGTAGTCCGCTACGATGTCTGCCAGTTTGGGAAGATTCTTTTCGATGATGGGATCGAACCAACGGATCGGGTGGCGGTTGCCGGTTCCCATCAGGTAGAAAGAATCCGGGTTGGTCTTTTTCAGCTTCCCGTATTTGTCCGTCCATTTAGAGCCGCCCCGGAAACCACCTTGGCCCCGTCCGGCTCCCTTATGGATATAGATACCTTCACGGGCGAAACTGAATCCCACTCGTTCGGTCTCTCCTTTACTTTTGTAAATTCTGGGTTCTAGGGAGTCCGATAGGAACTCATCTTTCTGGACAAGCAAGGCGATATTCCCTTTTAAGTCTTGGATCACGTAACCCATCCATTCCTTTACCTCAGAATTGAATTGTCTCAATTTCTCCTTATCCTGCCTACGTTCATACCGGGCGATCCGGCTGGTTGACTCTAGCGAGATCTCGAAGGGTAATCCTTCCCTCGCTCCGATTAGGGAGTTCCTGCGTTTAGGTGTGCGCATCTGCTCGCTCAATCTTTTCATGACTCCCATATCATACCCACATTGATTTGTCGATAGAGAAGGGGATAGGCTTTCTTAGATTGAAGCCTAACATCACCCCATAGAAATTATCTCCCATGGGACCAATGCCCCGAAAGGTCATGCTGTTTAGCTCTAGGAACTGAAGCCCGTTACGTTCCTCGTTCCAGTCGAGCATCATCCGGCAGACGATCTGCATGAGAAGATCCTTGCATTCCGCTTTCGCAAAGTGAATCCCGTCGATATCCCCGGCCTCGCATTGCTTTAATAGGGCGATAAAATATTGTGGGACATTTACGAGGTTATCATTGTTAAGCCAAGAAAAATCCGAGTTAAGCCCATCGATGGCGACTAATACATGATCCCGGATAGAGGAGATACGTTCTTCCAGATCGGAGATTTCCTCTACCTCGTCACTACGGAGGAAATGACATTCCCCGTCCGTATGACCGATAGCGGCTAGATGCCTAGCGATCCATTCCGAATACTCAAAGTGATTGTATATGTCCATAACATCCAATTTATAGACACAAAAAAAGCCCCCCGAAGGGAGCTTTTAAAGGACATATCTTTAAACTAAGGATAGTAAAAAGAAAAGGAAAAAGAAGATCAGTACAGTAGCTATAACCTTTGCCGTTGTATTTCCACTGCGTTTAGCCTCATTAATCGAGGCCCCGATCAGCATGACAAAACCTAATATGATAACGAACGTCAACATATCGCAAATATAATCATTCCTCTGGGAGTAACAAACGTAACAGCTCTTCCAATCTCATGGCGGCACGCATTCGTTCTTCTTTACTATATTGTCCGTTTACATCGGTTACGATGTCGAGTAGGCGCAGGGCTTCTTGGAGTTTCATTTCGGTTCCTCCTTCCCTTCAAACAAACATAATCTTTTTTTCAGAAAGCTTAGAGCCGCGATAAGCGACAATGATTCTTTTTCAGAAAGTACACCCGGGGCATCATGCTCGCATGCAATGAAAGTGATAGCGCTGTCAATGGCCTTAACATCTTCTTCTAACCCACCTTTATCATTTTCCTGCCAATATCTGATCGCATCCAGCATCAGGTTTGATATACATATATCTTCCAGTCTAATCATTTTGGCCTCCTTTCTTCGCTGAGTTATAAACGAACCAAGCTACGATGACCAGTGGAAAGAACACTGGAGACAGCATAACCAATAAAGCTACCGTGTACATTTTAGCCTCGTAAATGGATTTGCAGGAGGCGATACCAAGAGGTAAGAGGTTGTAGAACTTTTGGACGGTTGTCCATGTGAAAGGATTGGATACCTTTACGCTTGTAGCCACCTCGGGCTGCAAGGTAATTGAATTTTTCTTTGTCATAATGTAACGCATTTAATAAATTAATATACGAGAAGGGAACAAAAAAGTTCCGCTTTCCCGTTGCGTTACACCTTGACAAGGCAGTGGGCGCATTAACGCTCCACACGGGGGTCGGAACTATATTTTTAACCGTAGGCATAAAAAATGCCCGCAGCAATAAATGGCGAGGCTTTGTCGCCTTGTCAAAATGTAACGCATTGCAAATATGGTGAAAGTTTTTGAGATGGCAATAGCTTTTGCTTCAAAACTTCGATTCGCTTGTTTTTTCGGTTCTTTCTATTGCTAGCCTTTTTATTTCTTCATATAACTCCTCTGAAAGCTTTTCCTTTGCAACTGCTTTGAAATTACGCAGATTTTGGATATGATCTCCTAAACCATTCTTATTCCTTAATTTCTTAATGCGAGCATTTAACAATTCAAGAAAGGCTATATTATAGTTTCTTGCGTCAGATGTCCTAATAAGAATTGATTTGTTTTCTTCCGAATTAAGAGTTTGATATTCTTTTCTTGCAACCTCCAAACGAACTTTCAGTTCATTGATTTTATTTTGAAGCGTGCGTTTCCAATCTAAAAGAATTTGCAAATCCTTTTGATTTTCCACATCATCTGAGGTTATATTTAAAACCTTATTTACAATCATAAGTTTGACTAGTTTTTACGTTAACATTACTGCAATTAAGGAAAAGTTTTTGATGAATCCAAATTATTTCCGGATAGCCATGCCAGTGACAATGATAGCATCTGGTTCAATAACAATTCCTGTTTTTAAATCTCTTATTGCGGGCAGATAAGTGACCTTGATATTAATGATACCATTTGCTCCTATTTCCATTGCTTTATTACATAAGACATTAATAGCATCATCAGAAAAAGCTTGTTTGTATTTTCCGTATTTGACTTTATGCTTATCATAGGTCTCCCCATAAATATCATCTTTCATTCCTTTGCGAACGCTCTCTCCTATAATCTCATAACCACTTTGAACTTTTGCGGATACACTACCAATAGCTTTATATTCAAAATTGACAGAATTGGCTTCTGTCATAAAAAATCCTTTGTTTGTATATTCTGAATAATCTAATACCACTGCGCTTTGTTGGTATGGAGATTTAGGAATAATACTACAGCCTGTTATGGCTGCGACGAAAATGAGAGATAATAATGTTTTCTTCATATCGTGTGAATTTAAATGTTAACAATGCTGCAAGTAAGTAAAGTTTATTTGAAATACAAAGGTTTTTCTTGATTATTTAAGTTGATAAGAGTATATATCTTAAAATGTTGTATTAGCCTTTCAAACTAAAGGCTAATACAACTCAAAGACATAATGGAGGAACAAGAAAAGAGTTGTTTCTACCTTTCAAACTAAAGGCTAATACAACGGAACAAGCCCAAGGGAAATATATGTATAGGTTGTTTCTACCTTTCAAACTAAAGGCTAATACAACCCGCTGCCTTTCCTACATATCCGACATCGCGTTGTTTCTACCTTTCAAACTAAAGGCTAATACAACAGCATGAAGCTATGCTATTAGCCAGCTTATGTTGTTTCTACCTTTCAAACTAAAGGCTAATACAACCTTTTTACAAAACCTTTGGATTAGGAAATCGTTGTTTCTACCTTTCAAACTAAAGGCTAATACAACATAACAATGGCAGAGAAAAAATTACCTAGGGTTGTTTCTACCTTTCAAACTAAAGGCTAATACAACGATTCCTAAAAGTGTAGAGAGATGAAAGCGTTGTTTCTACCTTTCAAACTAAAGGCTAATACAACTAACGAGATCCGGCTAAGCCCATGCCAATAGTTGTTTCTACCTTTCAAAATCAAACTTCCGATCCGATTATCTAGGGAGTTGTTTCTACCTCTCAAACTAAAGGCTAATACAACTGTAAAGTTTCAATTACACCGTTCTGCTTCGTTGTTTCTACCTCTCAAACTAAAGGCTAATACAACGCCCCGAATAACATACATGGCGTTGACTAGTTATTTCTACCTTTCAACCAAAGAGCATAAAATGTTTTTATGCTGATGAGTCATTCGAAAAGTCTTCTAATTTTATATTTTCTATCTTCATTTTAAATTCTGCTATAATCTTTTTTGCATAGACGAAATCGTCAGAAATCTCTTTGATACATTCAGCTTCGTATTTATCATGTAAGAACATATTCCGAGTTTTAATGAGAAAAGAACTATCAATCTTTTGTTTAGTTCGTTTCTCATATTCTGTAATTAGCTCATTAAAATCATAATAATTTCCGGGAGTAGCCTTCTTTAAATCTGGGAACATCGATACCATAGCGATTTCGAAAGAATGAATGATAGGTATGATTTGTATCTGGGCTTCTTCGAAATCTAGGCATTCTCTTTTATAATTTTCATAAGGTTGTATCTTTACGCTAGAAGATATACTATTGTTTCTTTTGACTTTACTTAATACTTTATTCAAAGAGCTGATTCTTGTATCATGATGTATATAAAATAACTTTCCGTAGTCTTTTATCTTGATATCTTCTCCTTGTATTTTTAAAGGGTTGAGATCGATCAAGTAAGAAACTCTCTCATTTAAAATACCTTTGACGTTTTCTAGTTTGTATTTGTTAATTCTGTTGTATAAATCAGAAGGAAGATATTCCTTGGTCATCATAAATAAAAGAATATCTTGTATTTGGTAGAGTCTGATTATAGACTCGTTATCGCATATTTCGTTATAATTCTTACGATAAAGTCTATCTTCTTTCTCTAATAGCTTATTAGCTTCTGCAACAGGAATCTTGGATGGCCTTAGTTCTTCCATTTTCTTGATCCTTTGCTCTAAGGATAAATAGCTTTTGGATTTACCCTTATTCGGTGATAAATTGTCGAATAAACGATAATTACGGGGTTGTGCATAGAATTCTTGAGATTGATCTTCGAAATAAGCTCTAAAATAGTTCTGGATCAAGTATGAGACATTCAATGCCGGACTTTTTTCTCGGGTAGGAGATTCTATTAAGTGCTTCAATTTGGATTTTTTCAAACAATTAATGATCGCTTCATTAAATAGACCACGAGGTAGGAATATGGCCTCTTCCTTCTCTTGAGGCTTATTAGGCTCACGTTGTAAGTCCCGAAGAGGGTGGCACTGGATATTTAGTTTCCCTTGGAGGATTTTCTTTTGTATTCGTGAAAAATATACTTTCCGCTCCTTAAGGTAAGCGATGTAAAACTCTATTAAAGAGGTATAGTTCGTACCTATTTGAGCTAAAAAAGGATGCGGATTTGAAGAATTGATCAATCCTGCTCGTGTGAAGATTTCCGTTAAGTCATTTCTTCTTATCCCGAAATATGCTAAAGAAACTTGTATGGCTTGGAAATTAGGCTCTGTGACTTTATCCCTTCCATTGTTTTTTGAAGGCTGTAGCCATAGCATGTCTCTAACCAACGTTTCCGCTATTCGGCCTGCTTTTAATATTTCATGTTGCCTTTTACCAAAAGCGGATTTCTGAGATTTGATACGTTCTACCTCATTGAGTTTACTATCTGTCCAAAAGATAGCTTTCATGACCCGGCGTAACATTAGCTCGGATCTCTCTTCCGGATGCTTTTGTTTGGTACTTTTATGGATAGATCGTTCAATGATATCTTTTACGGATAGGGGACAGTGTGATTTATGTATATTATTATTCCGTAAATAAGTATAGAATAACATGGCCGGCAATTCGTATTTACTCAACCAGAAATCGGCGATAGGCATTTTAGCACCCTTCTCATCGATGGTAGGGTAGGTATCTTTCCCTTCTGGTAATACCTTAATACCGATATTATTACCATTAACGATATAGTGGGGCGTAGATTGAACCAGATAAGGCTCAAAAGAATTGATATCCGGTATACTATCCGTACTTATATCTATGGATTTTACGTTTAATGCCTCCGATAGTTTCTTTGCGGAGATATCTTGGATGTTTTTACAAAAGCCTGCGAGTTGGAAATTAATGTATCTATCCTTTGTCTCTCTATCGACTCTTGTTTTTTGATATCCATTGTGAAAGTAATTTCCGAGATATGTGTAGAAGCCAATTTATTTAAAATCAGCTTGTTTGTCTAAAAAGTGCAGGGCAAAAGCCTCAAAGCGACTGCGGAACCGTATTCTGGATCTATCCGGAAGGCCGTAAGGATCTTCGGCATCCGTTGGTTGTAATGTCTCGTTATACATTTCCCGGTATTTAGGCTCAAGGGTTTGATACAGTTCTATTGGTATCTTAGATAGTTCATTCAGTATATCTAAAGCCCGGTCTTGTTTCGTGTCTTTCGTAGTGCGTAAACGTTCTACAGGAGGTTTGGTGGAAAGAGCCGTGAAAACCTCAAGGGTAAGCCTATATTGTAACGAGTCTCCCCGTTTGAATCCGGATAACTTTTTCAAGAATAGATAACTGTACTTCCTTTCAAGGAACATCGAGATGAAGAAAGCATACCCTTTTTCGCTCAGATCGTTATTGTTTGCTAATGTGTAATAGAAATGATCATCTTCTGTTTTTAGAACAACCCGCCCTTTTTTGCGAGTGTATCTACGAAGATGCTCCATCTCTTTCTCCTCGGCTTGGAAACGCTCCTTGATAATGTTTATGGCACTATCGTAGATGCAGTTCAGTGATGAAGGGATATCATACCCACCGGGATAAATACAGATGGGATCATGATAATAATGGGTGTAATAGTTCCTGACGTCATTAAGCAAAGAGGCAAAAGCTGTAATGATGGTTTTATATTCTATACAAAGTTTATCCGATTGCCTTTCACCTTTTTTAGGCGTCTTCATTTCAATGATCGGTTTTATCCATGGTAAATATCCTTCAACGACCTGTTCTAGGTTGTTTTGTGGATTTTGATCGAAGATTGAGTCGATGAGTGTTATTACATGCTTGATATCCCAACTGCTTAATTGCTTTTGGGTGTCCAACTTTTTAGCGATAAAATTAAGTGTTTTTATTAGTCCATCTATCGCTAGGTTTGCATATGCGGCAAAGATATGTTTGTTTTCTATGGCTCCCATAATAAAATGATCTATACCAAGTTCAATTTAGTAATCCGGCGGCTGATGTCTTTCAGCGCCATATCCAGAATAGCCAGTTCTTCCTGTGTGAATTTGCAAATTTTACCGTGTACGCTATTCCCGTTTAATCGTTGGTAGAACCAAGAGGATGATTTCCCGAAATAATCTTTGGCTAGATTAGAGACGGACAGGTATGGTAAAACGGGACTCAGTCGCTCACGAATAGTTAGCTGCTCCTTGATGTCCGTGATCTCTTTATGGATGTTTTCAAAGTCATTTTGCACACCTGCGGTAAGCAGTTCGGTTTCCTTTTCATCCATGCTATCCAACAGATCGGTAATTTGTCGGTCTATGGTAGGGCGGTCATTCTCCGGGGACTTTTTCCAAAGTTCCTTTAGTTCAAAAAAACGCTTTACTTTATCCATCTTATTCTGTTTTTTGAGTTACACATGAAAGGGAAACTCCCCCTCTGGCCTGGAGGGGGAGAACCTTTCTGGTCAATAATACTTTCCAAGTTCCTTAAGTTCTTTCTCAAGTCTCTTGATCTCTTTATCAACCACCGCTTTCATGAATTTGCTTCTCGAAGTCAGTTCATGATACTTGCGGAGATAAAAGAGGAGATCTTTTTCTGCCTCTTCTATCCGGGCTTTTAGCCCATCGTCACTATGCATAGAGCTCTTGTCTTAATGACATCACAAAGATAATAAATATATTATCAATGGCAAACGTTTGGTAATATTTTTATTATCATAGTATCTGGATTGGAGATAATAACAAAACCGCTCCACCTTCACAGGCAAAGCGGCTGTCCATTACTAATCTAAAAATCTAATACCATGAAAAACACCTATTACTACATATCTTGTTTCTTTTTCTCTTCTTTTTCGATCGCTACTTCTAGGGTATAGAGAGCGTCGTATAAAAGGGATTGTTTTACCTGTTCTTTCTTGGTCACGTCTCCGCTGGCCATCTCATCCACGATGCGTTGTTGCGTGTCGAATATATCCAAAGGGGCTTCATTCCCTCCGGAGGAGAATACCCGGGAGAACTTTGCTTGTATGAAATTCATGCTACCTAGGTAGTACCAGAACATGACTGTCTTTACGATCGGCTCTACATTCCGGAACCAAGCCGGATCACCGTCCTCACGTATGGTGAATGAGCCGTCTTTCCAGATTATGGATAGGAAGTTATCCAATGCCTCGAAGAAATCCTGTCTCATCCGCTGTTGCCAAGTCTGTAGCATGATGAACTGTCCGTAGCTGATATTGGTCAGGCCGTCTTCCGGGCCGTATAACTCGATATCTTTGCCTTTGTAGACGGGGAATGGGTTACGGGTTAAGCGGATATCCAGCTCGATCCCTTTTTCTGTCTCTTGGAATAAGAAATCAAAGATGGTGCTCAACGCCGCCAGTTGCTCGGCCGTGATCCATATACGATCTTTGGGAAGGGAAACGGTGTAACCGGTTCCATTGGCTTTCTGATATCGCCGGATTCTTGCGGACAGGCAAAACAATAGCATCTTGACCTTGGCTTCTTGGGCCGTACTTTTCGAGTTCAAAATATTGGCGAGAAAGCAAAGCTGTTCCGCTGTCATCTCATCCCATGTGCCGGGCACGAGGTAATCGATATCTTTGATCGTTATTTTTCTCATAATACGAAAATATGTTTGTCCTTGGAATTAAAGTCGTTCTTGATAGGAGCGGGGAGGCCTAGTTCCGGGGCGTAAACTTTCATGTAATCCTCGATTACCGCTTCTAGTGACGTTACCTGCTCGGCGTAGAAATTACCGTTGTCCGTGGGATCGGAATACAGCGGATAGATCACGGGCTTAAACTCCAGCTGGCCGGCCGCCGTACGTTGTACCCGTGTGGTTTGGCTGGTATGGAGCTTGGCTACGTACATGGCGAGCCATACCCGGATATAATCAATCAGCTTAATCCGGAGCGGATCATCCACGCCGGTTCTTAAGGTGTCTTTTAAGCTCTTGTCAAGAGTGGTCCCGATCCAGCGGCATAGCTTCATCTCCAGTGTATCGAGTAGGGGACGGAACTTTTCGAAGGTCAACCGGGAATAATCGATATTCACCTTACCGTAATCTTGGAATTCCCGGGCGGAATTAAGGTAGTGGCCGTTGGCTTGGTTCTTGTAATAGCGGCTTTCTTTCCATTCCGGATAGTCGTTCTCGTGGCTTCCGAGATGCTCCAGTAGCTTATCCAAGTTATTCCATCCCCGTTCCTGCATGCTCTCTTCCGATCGGGCGATCTTTTGGTCGCTGGCTACGGTGAACTTATCGTTCCGGCTTACCGTATGCCCGCTGTCACCGATCAAGACCCCTAGCTCCGGACTGGCTAGTGCCACGGCCAATGGTCCCAGTATCCGGCTGGCGAGCATCTTGATCGTAAGGATATCTTCTGTTAACGGCTCTCGATATAGCCGATCGACCAAGGCTTCCCCGAGGTAGGGGACGATATATCGATCGAAAGCGTCTTGAAGATAAGGCTCCAATATCTCGAACTTAAATGAGGCGTTTACCTTGACGGTATGCCTCAAATCATCTATCGTTTGTAGGAATGGCTGTGTCATGATTATACTTTTTCGTTACCGATACTCTTTTCCGATCCCGTGTTCTTATCGAGTGTCGTTAGCATGATATTGGGTATCACGAACTCGATGTCTTTTCCCCATCCGTTGATCTCCCGGGCTAGGTATAGTGGGAGAACCATCATGTCCCGGAGCGGCTTGAACAGCACTTGGGCGATAATGAATAACTCCCGGGCCTCGGTACCGTTGATGTTCTTCGATTTCCCGGGCGACGCTCCTTTCAAGGACGGATGTACGCCCATCGTGTTACAGATCACGTTTGTCGCTTCCTCCGAGTCCTCGATATACTCACCGCCCTTGATAAATGATTCCAAGGGCTTGATGATGATATCGCTCTCCTCGTATTTATTGATCTGATCATACCGGAAATGGGATACGAAGCTCTTGCCGGCGTTCTCCTCTCCGGAAAGGAAGTCGTTCAGTTGTTGTAGGAAAGCGTTCTTGCGCTCGTTCCGTTTCTTCTTGTCATCCTTGGGGATACCTTCCGAATCGTAAAGCTTGTCCCAAAATTTCATGTTGATGGAGACGTGATATTTCAAGACCATCTGATTTTTCAGCAACGCCTTCTTGAATTTCGGGATGGCGCAACTGAACTCGTACCAATCGAGGAAGATGGACCACCAATAAGGGCGGTTGTAATAAAAACGCCCCGGTACCGGCATATTGAGGCTTAACGTATAGCCATTCTCTTCCTCGTCCTTTTTCTCTCCGGTCTCCGGATCGGGTACGAGCCCGGTACGGACCTTGAGATCGTAAAGCGGGCTTCGGCGGTCTAGCAATCTCGTTACGATCACGTCGTCCGGAAATGACTCCTCTCCCCATTGCGAGGAATAACCATGATACTCGATGCGTTTCGTCTTCTCGTCTTGCTCGCTGATCCGGGAAAAGCACATCTCCCGGTGCCAGATCTGGACTACCTTCGGTCTCTCTCCGGCCTTCCGTTTGCCAAAAGCCAGATAGACGAAAGAGTCGGAGAATACGACCAGATCGTTGGCCAGCTCGGACATTACCCGTAAGTAGTTGCTATCCGATATGAACTGGAATATCTCCGGAGCCTCTTCCGGGGTAAGTTCCTCCAGCTCGATCTTTTGGGTCTCCGGATTCTTCACCCTCCGGCAGACCATCAACCCATCGCCGTAGGCCATGTTCGCCTTGAACTCGATATTGCTGCCTACGATGGTGTTGTCGGCGATCTTTTTCATGATCCTTACGGGCAACTTGTCTTGGTGACCGAACGGGACAAACCTGACCTCTTTCTTGACGGAAGATCCTTTGGCCGGGGTAATGAGCGTGGCCGTGAATTTTTTATCCTCCAGAAAACCTACGTCCTCGGTCATGACCACCGCCGCTTTCGCTCCGGGGAGGAAAGCGGTGTCACCCATTAGAAATACGTTCTTGCGTCCCATTATGCGTATATTTTTTTACCGTTAATCCGGATGATCATGCAACGGATGAACTTCCGGGGGAACCGTTCGCCCCGAATCCGGATGTTTACCGTGCTTCCCTTGGCGTGGATCGAGCTGAAGTAGGCTACCTCATAATCCTCGATCGAGCCGGGAGAGCCATTTCCCTCCCGGCTTTCATTCAACCGCACGTACGAGAACGAGAACATCTTGTATCGTCCCCGGTCATCCTTTTGCTGCATGACAGCCCAGACATCACTTTGTTTTATCCTTTTTTCCATATCTCCATCTTAAAAAGATTACCAAGGCCAGAACCATCGTTACGCCGAGCGCCCACCACCCGAGGGCGTTCTTGCCGACATCGGAGTTGAGTTCGGTATCTCCGGACCGCTCTTCCTCATGGCTGGCTTCCGACCGGGCGAAAACGCTCTCGTTCTCCTCTTTCTTTTGGCTTTCCGCTTCTTCTTTTCGCTCGTTCTCATGTTCCTCGCCTTCGAGTGTCGTTTCCGCCTTGACCGGGTATCGGCCGTT